ATGCGGGGCTTTTATTTGCCCGCTACACGTACCAAGCCACGTACCAAGGCCTGCCCGAAAGACAGCTATACTGTACAGATCAACAGTATTGACATGTTGGATAGCGACCCAATCTACAACGTGCTAACGTAACGTCGTTTCAGCTCAACAAGTCATCGTTAGCTGGAGGGGGTTATTGGACTACCCCTTAGTCACGAGGGTTGAAGGACTCGACCTTGAGGAGGTACTGATGCATCCGTCGATACAGATTGCGAATGAAATTATCCAGCGAGGAGCTCAGCAGAATCCGCCACGATTCTTCACTCCAATGCAGTTACTCAAGCTGGTCTACCTATGCCATGGGTGGATGCTTGGCCTGTACCAGCGGCCGTTGATCCAAGAAAACGTGCAGGCTTGGAAGTATGGCCCTGTTATCCCTGAGCTCTATCAGAGCCTGAAGGTTTACCGTGACGGCCAGGTGCCTGCACCTCAGCCTGTGGCGCAATTTGCGCCGCCGCTGGACGTGTACGAGTCGACAATGATCGATCAAGTGATGCAGATGTATGGGGGACATTCAGGAATTTCTCTCTCCCAGATCACGCACGCACCTAATACACCATGGTCGACAACCTTCCGCGGGGACACGTTGGGACTTGTCATCCCCAACGAACTGATCAGAGATCATTACCAGCAGCTCTACAGGGAACGTACGCAGCATGCAGCAGCACCAACCTGAGGATATGAACATCGGGGCTCGGATTATTGACATTCCGAGCCCCACTTCACCACAGGCTGCTCTCCCATCAGACAGAGGCTTGGCGAGTGAAGAACAAGCCGCAATTGCGGCCGGGGATCTCGACACAAAAGCCGCAGCAACGAAACATCATCGCGATGAGCGGTTCAGAGATCATCTGTCGAACGCCAGAATATGCATTTTTTGGCTACTAGCCGCGTCCTTCATGGGAATGCTGCTGGTACTCGTAATCCACTGGATTACTCCATTTTGCTTCCTGTCTGCATCTCAGCTGGACACCATCAAGACCATCATCGGGACAGCCCTAGCCTCCAAGATCTTCGCGGAACAGGCGAAACACGTATGACTCATCTGTATACAGCTCCCGGCAGGGACTGACCGCGGGTTTAGCTATCTAACTGTCTGAGCGAGCTCCTGAGATCGAAGACGCTGCGTGTGATAGATGTGAACGAGCGCGCGCCCACTACACTCCCCCATTCCCCAATGTACTGGCAGGCCTTCCAAAAAGAGTAACATCAGTAATCCTGACCGTTTTCTCCCCCGCAGCCCTTGATTTTCGTGGCCTCAGCTCATTTCCAAAAAGTAATTTTAAAGTAACCTATAGGTAATCAGATTACTCTTTGTTTGAGTGATATTTCTCTATCTTGAAAGCCTTTAAAATCAAGGGCTTAGCAAAATATTACCTTTTCAATTACCCTTCCATTACCTCTCTTTGTAACCGGCGAAGCCCAGTAAATACGGGGCCTCCAGCACCGGTCCTTCCCCACAGTTACGCTTGTTACTCTTTTTTCGAGGCTACCCCCTAGCCCTGCCAAATAACGCTCCAGGATAAGCGCCGCGCTGTCGAAATACCCCATCAGCGCAGGGATCCGCAGAAGATCTGGAATGCCAAGTGCCCCCACCAGCCCAACAGCCAGGCCTTTTGAGCAGCTGTGCAGGGGTGCGGAAATTCCGACACGTTTAGCCCGCAGGCGTGGCGGGGGGACGAGGGCGCGCGCCGGGGTGGAGGTGGCGCCGGCCGTCGCCGCCGAGCCTCCCAGCTGGTCACCCGCTCACCAGCCTGATACTGTTCATTCATACAGTGTTGAGTTCGACGGGGAGCAAGCCGGTGCTGATCAATGAGGAGGGGTTCGAGCTGGGCGCTGGCACGGACGAGGAGATGGTCCGGCATCAGGTGTTGCTGCTGGAACATGAGAACGAAGAAGCCTGGCGCGCCGCGGCCAAAGCAAGGTCCGACGTCCAGGCGCTGGTGGAAATCAACGCCCGACTGAATAGCCAGATAGGGGAATTGCATCTGCAATTGAGACAGGTGCAATCGAGACTGATGATGGAGGTGAACCTGCACAAGCCCATGTTCTCGACCTGGGGCGGAGCCGGCGATAAAGCCTCGCGGGGAAGGTCAGTCCCTGTCTACCCTGAGCTGTGACCCCCCGTATTTATTGGGCCAAACGTCTATTTAAAGTGGCTTGAAGACAGGTGCAGTGGTAAGATTTACTGGGTTTTTTCACGCTGAAGATCCACACACATTCGGCCTCTCGGGGTTAAAAAAAGCCGCCTCATCGGGCGGCTTTCTTGTGTCTGCAGTATCAGTTTCCGGCAGCGGCCGGCAGGTCGTAGGGCTTGAAGCGGATCACTTCCTCCCCCAGCCAATCGTTGATCTGGAGCAGCCTGGCCTGCTCGGGTTCCAGTTCATTGAGTGCCCAGACCTGAGTGGCGTCGCGCACTGACCCGAAGCCACCCGCGTTCTGCGGCACCACACCCATCAACTGTGGCGGGATGCGCAGCATCGCCAACTGGTCGTCTCGGCTGATGTTCTTGATAGTGCCGAAGTCGTCCTTGGCGGCGACCTCGCTGATCGGGATCAGCTGGATACCGTCCTTCTTCCCGTTCGGGGCGTACATGAACAGGTTGCGGAAGTTGCCCGGCCCCTTGCTGTTCTTCATCGCCTTGCGCAGGTCATCGACGAAGTCCTCGTTGTGGGCTGCGTCGGTCATGTACAGGATGAAGCCGGCATGACTGCCGTTCTGGTAATACTTGCGCCGGAACAGCGTGGCCGCCTCATTAAGCAGCGCCGACTGCAGTGCCGGCAACCACTCGGGTAGCCCGTAGACCTCCTGGTTGATATCCGCGACCCGAAGGTGGCAGACGCTCCCCGCACGGAACTGGTGTTCATCCCGCCAACTGCGGACCTGGTAGTAGCTGTCCAGGTCAGATCCGCGGCGCATGTACTTGGCCAGGCACGGGCGCAGGCCCAGTGCTTCGCGCAGCATGTTGTCGCGCTTCTCCAGGTACAGGTTGCCCGACCAACCGAGGTCCATCACGATTTGCTCGAACGCCTGGCGGCTCAGTAGCTTGTGGGGCACGAAGGTTCGGGCAAGCGCATTGCGCTTGAAGATCAGCCCAGACTGCAGATACACGCTGGCTTTTGATGAGCGAGCCAACCCCTCCAGGGAAACCGGCGGTTCGTACCACCGGCCGTTGTCATAGCACTCCAGGTAGTCCAGGACTTCGCGGCCATCGAGCACCGGAACTGGCTCCCCAAAGGTGAATGCCTCGGCCTTGGCTGCCGGGCCGACCAGCCGATCGCCCTGGTGCGCCGGCGCTGCGCCGGCCTGCTCAATAGTGCCCATCTCAGTAGATCTCCATGATTCCGGTGTTGGCCACGGTCTGGCCCTCCAGCGGCTCGTTGTGCAATGCGTGGAAGAGTGCCCAGGCCAGATCCGCATGGCCGGTGGCCTCGTTCCGGCCGGCGGTGTATGTGAACTGGCGACCGCTTGGGGTGATCGTCTTGCGGATGGCCATGAGCGACTGGGCGACGTCTGTCCAGCCCGCGTCGAACTCCAGCCGGCCCTTGCTGATGACGTCCCATGCCTTCATGACCAGGCGGGTTTTGACCTCGGGGTTGTAGGAGAAGGTGCGCAGAGCGGGGAAGAACTGGCGCACCAGCTGGGCCACGGCGCTGCCCATCCCCGTGGTGTCGATCCCGATGTAGGTCACGTTGTAGCGGCGGGTCACCTGGCGGATGGTCTCGGCCTGTGAGTTGAAGTCCATGCCGCGGAACTGATGCCGTTCCAAGAGGAAGAACTTTCCCCCCGGTACCAGGGGCGGCCCCAGTACGATCAAGCCCGCCGAGTCGCCACTCTCGGCCGGATCGTAGCCGATCCAGACCGGCCGTTCGCCGAATGGCCTCATGGCAAATGGGCTGTAGCCCGGCCAATCCCAGCTTTCCACCATGCACGGCTGCAGCATCGACAGCGGGAAAATGCTCGATCCGTCATCAACGAACTGGCACATGAGCAGGTTCTGGAACGCCGCGGGGTCGTACTCCATCCGTAACTCGTCCAGGTCGAACAGATCGCAGCCGCGGGACTCCGCGTCCATGATCGTGACGATCTGCCGCCAGATCTTGTCCTCGCCCAGCCTGCCCTGCTGCAGGACCTCGTGACTGACGTCCAACTGGATGTGCTGGGCTGTGGGCTTGCCCTTGTTGACCCGCTCGCCCGTCCACCACGGATAGGCCTGGTGCGCCATGCTGCTCGGCGTCGAGAAGTACGTCTTGCGCCACCGCTTCTGCAGGGCCATGCCTGACGCGACTTTGTTGATCTCAGTGAAGCCGTGAACCCAGAAGAATTCGTCGAAGTAGAAGTTGCCCGACCGCCCCTGGGCGGTGCGGAAGTTGGTACCGAGGAAGTGCAGCTCGGCGTTGTTCCACAGCACAATCGGGTCGCCGGTCAGCTTTACGCCCAGGACTTCATTGAGGAACGACTGCATGTAGGTCTTGAACTGATGGGCTTGGGCCTTGCTTGCGGACAGGAAGATCTGGTTGCGGCCGGTGGTGATCGCATCAATCAACGCTTCCCGGGCAAAGTAGAACGTGGCCCCGATCTGTCGGCTCTTGAGGATCATTCGGGTGCGCTGGTTGCCCGCGCGGTACCAGTCCATCTGATAGTCGAAGCAGCCGTCGCGGAAAGCTTCGACGAGCAGCTCGATCTGTTCCTCGTTCAGCTCATTGCGAACCGCCTGCTTCTTCGGGCCTTCGTTGCGCTTGGCGATGTTGGGGTTGAGGTCGGCTTCGGTACCGCCACCCTGGAAGCGCTGGATCCTGGCTTGCCGCTCCAACTGGCGGTGCAGCAGGTCGATCTCCTTGAAGTCTCCGGCACTCTTACCGTCCTTGAGGATCAGCTGCACGAGGCGGGCCTCCAGGGCGCCGCCGATACGCTCGACATTGTCCGCCCGATCCCACTCGTCCCGGGCCTTCCAGCTGTGGACGGTCTTCTCCTTTTCGTCCAGGTAATCGGCGATATCAGTGATGCGCCAACCGGTCCAGTACAGGAACTTGGCGTGGCGGCGCGAGTCGGTGGTCGGTTGGGCTGTAGTGTTCATGGCGCCGATGCTGACGCTCACGCGCGCGTTGCCCCACTGGCGCACCCTGTAGCCCGCCCTCCTACAAAGCCACCGCGTTGCCGTACAGCAGCGCTCTGCGGACCATGCCCCCATCGCTAGGCACAACGCCACTGCACTGAGGACAGCCCGAATGGCCGCAAGCACCGCACCCGCCAAGAAACTTCGTTCCGACTGGTTCCGCATCTTCGTTGAGGGTGCGACCACTGACGGCCGTACCGTAGAGCGCTCGTGGATCGAGGACATGGCCGCGTCCTACGACCCGAAAACCTACGGTGCCCGACTCAACTGCGAGCACATTCGCGGCCTCGGCCCGGACACCTTATTCGGCTCGTTCGGCGACGTGCTCGCGCTCAAGGCGGAAGAGGTTGAGATCAGCGGCGAGAAGAAGCTCGCTTTGTACGCCCAGATTCAGCCGACTGACAGCCTGATTGAGCTGAACAAAAAGGGGCAAAAGATCTACACCTCCGCTGAGGTCCGCCCCAACTTCGCCGAATCCGGCAAGGCCTACTTGATCGGCCTGGCCATCACCGACAGCCCGGCCAGCCTGGGTACAGAGGCGCTGAAGTTCAGCACTCAAAGCGGGCTGGCCAGCCGTAAGCAGCACCAGGACGATCTGTTTACCGCTGCTGAAGAAGCCTCAATGAAATTCGAGGAAGTCGTCGATACCCCAAGCATGTTCGCCTCACTGCGCGAACGGGTAGGCGAACTCCTCGGTAAGAGCAAGGAGAAAGAAGGCAAGGACGCCGCCAACTTCGCCGCCCTGGGCGAGCTGATCGACCAGCTCGCCACCCACGGCGCCGAACAGGCCGAAGCCTTCACTGCCGAGCGCACAGCCCGCGAAGAGCTCCAGGCCAAGCACGACAAGCTGTCCAACGACTTCAACGAGCTGGTCAAGCGCTTGGGCAACACCGAAGACCACACCCAGCAGCAGCGCCCACCGGTGGCAGGCGGCGACGGGCAAGTCGTCGCTGACTACTGATCCAAGCCGCTACAACATCCCCAGTTCGGAGAAACACCATGCAGAAGCAAACCCGGCTCGCCTACAACGGCTACCTGGCCCAGCAAGCCAAAATCAACGACGTCACCTCGGCAACCGAGGCCTATACCGTTGCCCCGGCTCCCGCGCAGAAGCTCGAAAGCGCTATCCAGGAGTCCAGCGCCTTCCTGAAGAAGATCAACATCATCCAGGTGGACGAGGCCGAGGGCGAAGCGATCATGCTCGGCGTCAATGGCCCGACCGCCAGCCGCACCGCGACCGGCCCAGGCAAACGCCGCCAGCCGCGTGACGTCAGCTCGCTGAAGGCAGATACCTACGCCTGTAAAAAGACCAACTTCGATACCGCATTGCCATATGCGAAGCTCGACGCCTGGGCGAAGTTCAAGGACTTCCAGACCCGCCTGTCCGGCTCGATCGCTGAGCGCCAAGGCCTGGACCGGATCATGATCGGGTTCAACGGCACCAGCGCGGCTGCGGACACCGACCTGGCAGCCAATCCGATGCTGCAAGACGTGAACATCGGCTGGCTGCAGAAAATGCGCGACCGTGCGCCTGAGCGTGTGATCGACGAGGGTGATGTTGAAGGCAAGGTGACGCTGGGCGCCACTGGCGATTACAAGACACTCGACGCCCTGGTATTCGACGCCATCCAGCTCCTGGACCCTTGGCACCGCAAGCGCTCGGACCTGGTCGCCATCATCGACCCGGCATTGCTTCACGCGAAGCAGCTGAAGGCCCTGGAGAACGGTGCGACCTCCAACCAGGAAGCCAATGCTGCCGACGAGATCATCGTCAAGACCCGTGTCGGTGGCCTGCCGATCGAGCACGACGTTCCCTTCTTCATCGAGGGCGCGGTATGGGTCGGCCCGCTGAGCGCGCTGTCCATCTACGTGCAGACCGACAAGCGTCGCCGCAACATCCGCGACGAACCTGAGTACGACCAGATCGCCGACTATCAGTCGTCCAACGAGTCCTATGTCGTTGAAGACTTCGGCGCCTGCGCCCTGGTCGAAAACATCGAGAAGGTCTAAGCCATGAGCCTGACCCTCGCCCAACGTACCCAGCTGCGCAAGCGTGCCGTCCAGGAGGCGGCACTCACCGCACCGGCCGCGCTCATGGATGGCCTGAGCACCTATGAGCTGATGCTCGCCAAGCTCCAGCAAGACCAGCTGCGCCTGCAGCAGGTCCAGTCGACCCAGCACAAAGCACTGGTCAAAGCCGAGGTGCTTGGCGAGTACAAACCCTACATCGATGGCGTGCTTACGGCTGGCCGCGGCGCTCAGGACGATGTGGTGACCACTGTCATGCTTTGGCGCTTCGATGCAGGCGATTGGGCCGGCGGCCTGGATGTCGCAGGCTACGTCTTGCAGCACGGCCTCAAAATGCCCAACCGCTTCAACCGTACAACGGGGTGCCTTGTCGCGGAGGAAGTCGCGGAGGCAGCGCTGAAGTCGCAGAAGGCCGGGGAGTCGTTCCCGATCGACGTGATGAAGCGTACCGCCGAACTCACCAAAGAGCAGGACATGCCCGATGAGGTCCGCGCCAAGCTCAAACTGGCCCTCGGCCGAGCCACCTTGGAGGGCCTGGACGCGAAAAATCCTGGTCAACCTGGCGAACTGCAGGCCGGCATTGACCTGCTCAAAGACGCAATCCAGCTGCATGAACACTGCGGCGGGAAAAAGGAGCTGGACCGCGCCCTGGCCCTGCTGAAAAAACTCGCCGGCACAGCCGGCTAACCGAGCGTCCCCCGCAACCCGGCGGCTCGGGGCTGATCAGCGGCGAATCTTTCGCCCAGTTGTGACGCCCCGACCACCGCCGACCTATTCAGAGCATCGCGATCATGAGCGCATTCGTTGCCGGCGGCCCTGCTCCGGGCGGACACATCAACAGCGATCCCTTCTGGCCATCTATCGACCTGGACAAACTGCGCGAGACTCTGCGCATCGACTCCAGCGTGACCCCTGCCCGGCTCGAAACCGCCGTTATTGCAGGCGTCATCAGCGTCAACCGCGACCTGGTCGAATGGCGAGAGGCCAAGCAGGCCAATGGGCACGCAACACTGGCTGCGGTGCCAGCCGAACAGATCCAGGGCACGTCCCAGTTGGTTTACCTGTACCTGCGCGCCGTCGAGTGTGCTGCGGGCGCTGAGGTGTGCGAGCGGTACCGTGGATACGACAGCACAGGCAGCGGCTCCAAGAAAGCAGACGAGAACGAGCCCACCATCGACGACTACCGGCGCGACCAGCGCTGGGCGGTGCGGGACTTCCTCGGGATCTCCCGCGCCACGGTGGAGCTGCTGTGATGGCCGAATTCAAAACCATCGACTGGAACGAGATCTCCCACCGCGGCCTGCTAGTGCGGATCAACCGGGAAATCATGCACCCGCTCGGCCTTGCTGTGGCTCGCGACCCGGCAACAGGACTGTCCCTGGGCGCAATCGTGTCTGATGACGGCCCATTCGTTTATGCCGAAGACGCCCCGCCCGCATGCGTTTGCCAGCACGCAGAGGGCGACGAGTAATGGCCGAGCAACTGCGGACCATACAAAACGACACCGTCGACGCCCTTTGCTGGAGGTATTACGGCCGCACGGCAGGCGTCGTTGAGACGGTGCTCGCAGCCAACCCCGGCCTGGCCGACAAGGGCACGGTGCTCCCCTCTGGCCTCCTGATCACCATGCCCGAGATCCAGACCTCCGCGCCCGAGCGCCAGATGGTGAACCTATGGGACTGACCGCCCCAACCCTCAACCACCCAAAACCATGGAAGGACCCCCATGCCTGACCGTCCCGATACCTGGGCCTTTCTTGCGACTTGGCTCGAGCACAACTGGCCAGGCGTGTATGCGGCCGTGCTGGCCGTAGTCATTGCCGCGCTGCGTGTGATGTACGGCGGCGGCTCGCTGCGCCGCACTGCGGTTGAGGCCCCGCTTTGCGGCGCCCTCGCCCTCTCAGTCAGCCACGGCCTGTCGCTGATTGGCATCCCGCTCTCTGCTGCCCCGTTCTTCGGCGGGGTAATTGGCCTGCTCGGCGTCGAGTTCATCCGGGCCGCGGCCCAGAAGTTTTTCATCCGAAAGGAGCAACAGCTATGACCACACTGCGCCACGGTGACCGCTCCCAAGCGGTTCGCGACCTGCAACGCCAACTGATCAACCACGGCGCCAAGCTTGCGGCTGATGGTGGCTACGGTGATGCCACCGAGGCAGCCGTAAGGGCTTACCAGTTGAAGGCCGGGCTGGTTTCCGACGGTATCGCCGGACCGAAGACACGCGCCGCCCTGATGGGCCTGGACGTCCAAAAGCTGCTGAAGCACGCCGACCTGGTGAGGGCATCACAGCGGCTTGGCGTTCCAGTCGCGGCGGTGTACGCGCTCAACGAAGTCGAGTCCCAGGGCTGTGGCTTCTTCGAAAATGGCAAGCCAGCGATCCTGTTCGAGCGGCATGTCATGTACGCACGCTTGCGGGTGGTGCGCACCTCGGCCGATGACCAGGAGCAGCTGCAGCAGCGCGCCGACGACCTGGTCAAGCAGGTACCGAACCTGGTGAACCCAAAATCAGGGGGATATATCGGCGGCTCATCCGAGCATCAGCGTCTGGCTCAGGCCCGTCAGCTCGACGAACAGGCCGCCCTGGAGTCTGCCAGCTGGGGTGGCTTCCAGGTGATGGGCTACCACTGGAAACGGCTCGGCTACCCGAGTGTCCAGAACTTCGTGACCGCCATGAATCGCAGCGAAGCGGACCAGCTGGAGGCCTTCGTCCGTTTCATCGAGGCTGACGCCACACTCCACAAAGCGCTCAAGGCTCTGAAATGGGCCACTGTGGCGAAGCTCTACAACGGCGCGGACTACCAGCGAAACCTGTACGACGTGAAGCTGGAGCGCGCTTTCGAGCGGCACCAGGATCGCGCATTGGCGGCCGCGTGATCGAGCTTCGCGACGGGATCCTCGCCATCGCCGTGGGCGCAGCGCTGTCCGCCGGGTTATGGGGCTGGGGGCAGCAGCTGCAGCTCGGCACCGAGCAGGAGAAGGCCCGTAGGCTGAGCAGCGAGGTGACCACGGCGAGGGAGGACGCGCGCAGAAACTTGGCTACCGCCAGCGAACTGAAATCCACGTTGGAGCGTGAGCGCCAAGGCCAGGCCCTTCTGCTCAAGCTCCAGGGTGAACTGCGGCTGGGCTTGGCCGAGCGCGAGCGAAAGATCGAGACCCTGAAACATGACAACGAAGAACTACAGAAATGGGCTGATAAGCCTCTCCCTGACGTTGCTCGCCGGGTGCGCGAGCGCCCCGCCATCACCGGCGCCGACGCTTATCGTCAATGGCTGTCCGGTGGTGGTGCCCTGCACCCTGCAGGCGACAGCCCCGACCCTCAACGGCGAACTTCTGACTGACCAGGAACGAACTGAACTGGCTTGGGCGGAGTGTGCCGCCCAGGTCGACCGCGTCTATGAACACCAGGTGATCCATGAACAAACCCAATAGTCTTCGCGAGCATCTCCTCGCCGCCGTCCCTGGGCTCAAGCCCAACCCTGATCGCCTGCTGATGTTCATCGATAGCGGCAATGTCCGGTGCACCGCGGCCGTCAGCCTGTCCTTCGAGTACGCCTACACCCTGCAGATCATCCTGACCGACTTCGCCGGCCACCCCGACAGCGTAATGCTGCCGATCCTTGGCTGGCTTAGGGTCAACCAGTCCGAGCTGCTGGCCAACCTGGACAAGTCGAAGGAAGGTCTCAAGTTCGAGGCTGACGTCCTGGATCACAGCAAGGTCGACCTCAGCATCACATTGCCGCTGACCGAGCGTGTCGTCGTTAAGCGCCTGGAGGGCGGTGCCTTCGACGTCAGCCACCCGCCCGAGCCGCAATACACGGAGTACCAGGAGCACGGTGAAGTCACGATGCTGGCCGACGGCATGCCGCTCGCGTCCTGGCAGCCACCCGCCGCCCCTGACGGCATGGCCTTGGCCGTGCCGCACCCGAGGCGCCCGAACCGTGGCTGACCTCGAAGCCCTCGAGGACTGGGCCGCTCCGCTGCTGCAGCGCATCGAGCCCGCCGGCCGGGCCAAACTGGCTCGGACCCTTGCGCAAGAGCTTCGCCGCAGCCAGCAGCAACGCATCCTGGCTCAACGCGCTCCGGACGGGACCCCGTTCACCCCGCGTAAACCCCACAAGCTGCGCGAGAAACAAGGCCGGGTGAAGCGCAAAGCCAAGATGTTCCAGAAGCTTCGCACTGCCAGCTACCTCAAGGCGAAGGGTGATGCGAAAGGGGTCACGGTTGGCTTCACCGGTCGAATTGCCCGGATCGCCCGCGTCCATCAGTACGGTCTGCGCGATCGCATCGCCCCTCGCGGCCCGATGGGCCAGTACGAGAAACGGGAACTACTGGGCTTCACCAGTGAGGATCAGGAGCGTCTCAAGGACGCCATCCTGGCGCATCTCGACCTGTAGAAGCGGTGCCTACAGCCCGCGTTGGCTGCATACGCGCGCATGAAGCGCGATTCTCGCCGGCATGAACAGTGCCGCCGACCTCAACCGCCTCGTAGAAAACCTCATCCGCCTTGGCACCGTTGCCGAGGTGCAGCACAAGCCGCCCCGGGTAAAGATCAGCTCGGGCGGCCTGCTTACAACCTGGCTGCCGTGGCTAGCCGTGCGAGCTGGCGCTGACCAGGACTGGGACCCGCCCACCGTGGGCGAGCAGGTGCTGCTGTTTTCGCCGAGCGGCCAGCTCGCCAACGGCGTGGCCCTTGCCGGCATCTTCAGCGACTCGATTCCGGCAAACGGTGACCGGGCCAAGCTGCACCGCCGAACCTACAGCGATGGCGCGGTAATCGAGTACGACAGCGATGCGCACCACCTCAACGTCACCCTGCCGGATGGAGGTACCACCAACATCGTCAGCAAAGGTGGCATCCATATCGAAGGCCCGATCACCCACGTCGGTGACTACACCCAGAAGGGCAACCAAAACGTCACAGGGCTGGTGACAGTCACCGAGGACGTCGTCGCGGGTGGGGTCAGCCTGGTTAAACACCTGCATGAGGACGTTACGCCGGGTCTCGGCAAGTCGGGAGTGCCAGTGCGATGAACCGTCAAACCGGGTCCGCTATCAGCACCAGGGCGCATATTGCCCAGTCCGCGGAAGACATCCTCACGACCCGTCCAGGTACCAGGATCGCACGGCGCGAATACGGCAGCCTTCTGCCCGAGCTCATCGATCAGCCGCTCAACGATGCGACCTGCCTGCGCCTGTACGCGGCCACCGTCATGGCGCTGCAGCGCTGGGAACCGCGCATCAGCGTTACGCAGGTGCAGCTGTACGTCGCCGACCTCAGCGGCAGTGCTGAGCTGGAGATCAACGGGGTCCTGGTCGACAACAACGAGCCATTCAGCATGCGCATGCCGCTGCAGCTAGGGGGTAGCGTATGAACACCTTCACACCGATCGACCTGAGCCAGCTCCCCGCCCCTGCGGTGGTCGAGCTGGTCGATTACGAGCAGATCCTTGCCGAGCGAAAGGCCTATGCCATCTCATTGTGGCCGGCTGACGAACAAGCTGAGATTGCCGGGCGCTTGGAGCTAGAGTCCGACCCGATCACCAAGCTGCTGCAGGAAAATGCGTATCGCGAACTGGTCTGGCGACAGCGGGTCAACGAAGCGTCCCTCGGCACCCTGCTGGCGTACGCGAAAGGTACCGACCTGGATCAGGTGGCCGCCAACTACAACGTACAGCGCCTGGTCATCCAATCGGCCAATCCGTCCGCTGTGCCCCCGGTGCCTCAGGTCATGGAGAGCGACGAGGCCCTACGCGAGCGCGCACAGATGGCATTCGAGGGCCTCAGCACTGCCGGGCCGCGCAATGCTTACATCTTCCATGCCCGATCGGCGGCTGGGCAGGTCGCTGACGCATCGGCGGCCAGCCCTTCACCAGCGGTTGCTGTGGTGACCATCCAAGCGATTGGCGGTAACGGCAGCGCCGACGCCACGCTGCTCGACCAGGTGCGGACCTACCTGAATGACGAAGACCGCCGGCCAGTGGCCGACCGGCTAACCGTCCAGGGCGCCGAGGTGCTCAATTACCAGGTCGTGGCCAAGCTGTACCTGCTGACCCAAGGCCCTGAGGTTGAGCCAATCCTTGCCGCGGCCGAGCAGAAGCTTCTGGCCTACGTGAACCAGCGCCGGCGCATCGGGATGCAGGTCTCTGAGTCCGCCATCCACGCGGCGCTCCACGTCGAGGGCGTGCGCAAGGTCGAACTGGTCAACTGGTCGGATATCAACCCCAGTCTGGCCCAGGCGCCGTACTGCACCCGCGTCACACTGACCCTGGGCGAGCAGTCATGAACCTGCTCCCGGGTAACGCCACCACCCTGGAACGCTTGGCCGCTGAGGCCCTGGGCCAGATCGAGCGCGTGCCTGTCCCGATCCGCGACCTGATCAGCCCAGAGCGCTGCCCGGTGCACCTCCTGCCCTACCTGGCTTGGGCCTTTTCGGTCGACCGCTGGGATAGCAACTGGCCCGAGTCGGCCAAGCGCAGAGCGATCCGTTCTGCGTTCTTCATCCACGCCCGCAAGGGAACCATCGGCGCGCTGCGCCGCGTGGTTGAGCCGCTGGGATACCTGATCGAGGTAGTCGAGTGGTTTAGCACCGTGCCGGAAGGCGTTCCCGGCACCTTCGGCCTGAAGATCGGTGTTCTCGAGACCGGGATCACTGAAGAGATGTACCAGGAGCTGAGTTGGCTCATTGAGGACGCCAAACCCCTCACCCGTCACCTGACGACGTTGACTATCAGCCTGGAAACCAGCGGGCACTTCTACCTGGGCGGATCGATCCAGGACGGCGACGTCCTGGACGTGTACCCGCCCATTCAGCGCGATATCGAAGTCACCGGCACCATTGGCCGGGGCGGTCGCGAACACACAATCGACACCCTGGACATTGCACATGGTTGATCAAAACTCACAGTTTTACGCCATCCTCACCAAGGTAGGCGCAGCGAAACAGGCCAACGCGGATGCACTAGGCATCCCCTGGAAAATTACCCAGATGGGCCTCGGCGATGCTAACGGTACCGACCCGACGCCGAACGCCACCCAGATCGCCCTGCTCAACGAGTGGCGCCGCGCGCCGCTGAACCAGCTCAAGGTGGACGATAAAGACGCCTCGATCATCGTGGCCGAGCAAGTCATTCCCGCCGAGGTGGGCGGTCACTGGATCCGCGAAATCGGCCTGTACGATGAAGCCGGCGATCTGGTCGCGGTGGCCAACTGTGCCCCGACCTATAAGCCTCTGCTGAGCCAAGGCTCTGGACGTACCCAGGTGGTGCGCATGAGCCTGGTGGTCAGCAGCTCCAGTAACGTTCAGCTCAAGATTGACCCCAGCGTGGTGCTGGCCACTCGTGAGTTTGTGACCGAGGAACTGGCGCGGCAGGACTTCAAGCACTCGGTGCTAGCCGCTACCACGGGTCCGATCACCCTGAGCGGCTTGCAAACGGTTGACGGTGTGGTGCTGACTGCGGGGGCACGGGTGCTGGTGAAACACCAGGCCGCAGCCAAGGAAAACGGCCTCTACCAGGTCGTGGCAAGTGGCGCTTGGACTCGTTCTGCGGATGCCGACAGCAGCGCTAAAGTCACCCCGGGTCTGCTGGTCCTGGTCGAACGTGGCACCACCAACGCTGATAGCGCCTGGCAATTGGTGACTGATGCGCCCATAACCCTTGGCGTCACTGCGCTGTCGTTTGAAATGGCGTTCGGCCGTACTGGCGTGGCTGCCGGCACTTACCGGAGTGTGACCGTAGACGCCTATGGGCGCGTAGTCAGCGCGACTAATCCGACGACCGTGGCAGGCTACGGCTTGACTGACGTCTACACCATTGCTCAGGTCAACACAGCGTTGGCCCTCAAGGCTGACAGGGCAAGTCCGGCCTTCACCGGTCTCCCAACTGCACCGACAGCGGCAGCGGGAAACAACTCGCAGCAGCTCGCCAACACCGCGTTTGTGAAACTTGCGATTGAAGCCCTGGTTGCAGCGGCACCTGGTGCCCTGGACACGCTGTACGAGCTGGCCACAGCAATTGGCAATGATCCCAATTTCGCCACCACTATTACCAACATGCTGGCCGCCAAGGCGCCGCTGGACAGTCCGGTGCTGACAGGAACACCGACGGGCCCGACTGCAGCGGCCGGCACCAACACCCTGCAGCTGGCCACCACGGCGTTTGTGCAGGCGCTGGGGGCGCTCAAGGCGAACTTGTCCAGCCCTGCATTCACCGGTACTCCGACCGCACCCACGGCAGCGGCAGGCACCAATACCCTACAGCTGGCTACCACGGCGTTTGTGCAGGCGCTTGGGCTGCTCAAGGCGAACTTGGCCAGCCCGGCGTTCACAGGCAACCCCACCGCACCAACACCGCCCCTAGCAGTCAGCAACACGCAAGTCGCCACTACCGAGTTTGTGGCGCGTGCGGTTGCCGCCCTCGTGGATTCGTCGCCAGCCGCCTTGGATACCCTCAAGGAGCTGGCGGCCGCACTCGGCAATGATCCCAACTTCTCGACAACGATCATGAACTTGCTGGCCGAGAAGATCACGGCAGCGCAGTCGACCGAGATTGCTCGCAATGTCGGGTTTCGAGCGTCTACGGCAGTGCAGCCGACAGCGACAGATTTTAACTTTGATGACATGACGGAGCGCGGTTGCAGCGACCTGCTTGTGTGGGGTGCGCACCCTAACGGGCCTGGCGTAGCCGCTTACTTCTACTTGGAGGTATTCAACTACGGGGCCTCTGGTCCTACGGGGCAAGTGCAGCAGCGGCTGACCCCATACAAGCTCGAAGCGAATTCCACCAGTTTTATCCGTACTCGCTATCAAGGGAACTGGAGTGTCTGGGGCGCGTATGTAACCGAAAACACCCTGCTCGGATTGCTGCCGACAGCTACTGCGGCGCGTGCCGGCATCTTGAAGCTGAATCACAGCACCTACAGTACAGATCAAACCAGTGCGGCAAGCGCATACGCGGTAGGGATGTTGGCGGCCGCTAAGGCGGGGGTAGACAACGTTCTGCCGCCGGATGCTATCGGCGGTTTGATCATCAGCAGCACAGTCGATGCGGTTGTGGCTGTGACGCCGGGGCGCGCCCGCGATGCAGCCGATTCCATTGATATCGCGTTAGCTGCGGCAATGACGAAGCGCCTGCAGTCGTCGGGTGCTTGGGCAGCCGGGTCTGGTGCCAATGGCCTGTTCTCTGGCGCGAAAGCCAACTCGACCTGGTACCACGTCTTTGCAATCAAAAAGGACAGCGACGGGTCGGTCGACATTGGTATCGATACATGGGCCACAGCGAATAACAGACCTGCAGCGTACAGCGCATATCGCCGGATCGGTTCCTTCCGGACTGACGCGGCGGGCAAGATTATCCCGTTCATAGCGGATCAGTTGTCGGGCGGCCGCCGTCGGTTCCGTTGGGTAACGCCTATCAACGATGCTCTTGATGGCACGTTGACCGCATCCTTCACGGCTCTGACCCTTTCGGTACCTACCAATGTGCAGGTCGATGCGGAATTCAACGCCTGGATCTATGCGAACAACATGCTCGCGTATTTCAGTCCGCTGGATACCGCGGACGTGGCCGTTGGCACTCCCAGCACCGGCGTCCTGACCGGTTTCACGGTCGGATACGGCTCCGTTACTGGCGATGCACTGGACTCGATGGGCTTCAAGCTCGACGTCAGGACCGACACCCTGGCCCGCATCCGCGCGCGCGCGAACATGTCCGGCCGCTACTCACTCACCACCTTGGGCTGGACTGAATAAGGAACCTGTATGCCATTTGTGCAACGAGATGAAGGCGGTCTGATTATTGGCCGCTATGCCAACCTGCAGCCCGGCTTTGCCGAAGAGTGGTTAGACGGCGACGAGCCTGAGATTGACGCGCTCAATGCCGCCCAGCTAGTCACGGCCGAGCGCGAATGGCGGGATCGGGCATTGTCCGATGTTCGCTGGCTGCGCGAGCGTCACCGGGATGAGCTGGACTTGGTGCGTGAAACCACGCTGTCGGCCGGCCAGTTCGCCGAGCTGCTGTCGTATCTGCAGGATCTGCGCGACTGGCCCCAGTCAGAACATTTCCCCGTGATCGAGGATCGCCCAGTCTGCCCACCATGGATCGTTCAGCAGGACCTGTAGCGAGACTGTTTACAACCTCAGCACCTCGCCCAACTCCCGCGCGCGCGGCAGCCTGTGCAGTGTCAACCCACTGCACAGGCATCCATAATGGCCGACGAATATCATCACGGCGTTCGCGTCCTCGAAATCAACGAGGGCACACGACCAATCCGCACCATCTCTACTGCCGTCGTCGGCCTGGTCTGCACTGCAGACGACGCCGATCCGGAAGCCTTCCCGCTCGATACCCCGGTCCTGCTCACCAACGTGCAAAGCGCCATTGGCAAAGCAGGCGTCACCGGCACTCTCGCCGTCAGCCTGCAGGCGATCGCTGACCAGACCAAACCGGTAACCGTGGTAGTGCGCGTGGCCACCGGCGCCACCGACGCCGAGACCACCAGCAACCTCATCGGCACCACCAACGAGAACGGCAAGTACACCGGCATGAAGGCGTTGCTGGCCGCCAAGACGCGCGTCAAGGTCACGCCGCGGATCCTGGGCGTACCTGGCCTGGACACGCAGGCAGTGGCCACCGCCCTGGTATCGGTTGCCCAGCAGCTGCGCGCTTTTGCGTACGTCAGTGCCCATGGCTGTAAGACCAAGGAAGAGGCCACGGCCTACCGTGAGAACTTCGGCGCCCGCGAAGTCATGGTCATCTGGCCCGACTTCGAGTTCTGGGACACCGTCAAAAGCAGCACTGCCAGCGCGCCGGCCGTGGCTCGCGCGCTGGGCCTGCGCGCCAAGATCGACCAGGAGGTCGGCTGGCACAAAACCCTGTCCAACATCCCCGTCAACGGTGTGACCGGCATCAGCGCCGACGTGTTCTGGGACCTGCAGAATCCTGCCACCGACGCCAACTACCTCAACAGCAATGAGGTAACCACCCTCATCAACTCGGACGGTTTCCGCTTCTGGGGCAGCCGGACCTGCACTGAAGACCCGCTGTTCGCGTTCGAAAACTACACCCGTACCGCGCAGGTACTGGCCGACACCATGGCCGAGGCGCAGCTCTGGGCGATGGACAAACCCATGCACCCCTCCCTGGTGCGCGACCTCATCGAGAGCATCAATGCCAAGTTCCGCGAGTTGATCTCCGGGGGCTACCTGATCGGGGGCGAAGCCTGGTACGACGAGGAAGCCAACAGCGAAGAAACCCTTAACGCCGGCAAGTTGTTCATCGACTACGACTACACCCCGGTCCCGCCGCTGGAAGACCTGACCCTTCGCCAGCGCATCACCAGCCGCTACCTGGCGGAATTCGCCTCTCGCATCAATAGCTGACGGAGACCCGCGCTATGGCACTGCCACGCAAACTCAAAAACATGAACCTCTTCAACGAGGGCAATAGCTACCTGGGGATGAGCAAGAGCGTCACGTTGCCGGTGCTCGCCCGGAAGATGGAGGCCTACCGCGGCGGCGGTATGAATGGCCCGGTCAAGGTCGATTTGGGCTTCTCCGACGACGGCCTGCAGCTGGAGTGGAAGCTCGGCGGGCTTGACCTCCTGGTGCTGCGCCAATTCGGCGCCGTGGGCGCCGCAGCCATCTTGCTGCGCTTCACGGGTAGCTATCAGAACGACGACACAGGCACCACGAGCGCCGCCGAAGTGGTTGTCCGTGGGCGACACGAAACCATCGACATGGGCGAAGCCACGCCCGGCGAAGACACCGAACACTCCGTCACTACCACCTGCAGCTACTACAAGCTCACCGTCGACGGTGAAGTCCTGGTCGAAATCGACCTGCTCAACTTCGTCGAGAAGATCGATGGCGTCGACATGCTGGCAGCTCAGCGCAAAGCCCTCGGCATCTAACCCCCTACCCAAGGAACACTCATGGACACCACGGAAAACACCGTCTCGGCCGAAGCAACGCCTCTGCCAGTCAACGACAACTGCGTCGAGCTGGACACGCCAGTGCGTCGCGGCGACCAGGTCATTGACACCCTCACCCTGCGCAAGCCGTCATCCGGCGAGCTGCGCGGCATTCAGCTCGCCGATCTGCTGCAGATGGACGTTGGCGCACTGATCAAGCTGCTGCCGCGCATCTGCCCGCTGACCGAAGGTGAAGTACGCGCTCTGGACCCGGCCGACCTCGTCGCCCTGGGCGTCAAGGTCACCGGTTTTTTGCTGCAGAAGCGGACGAAGACGGACGCCTCCCTGGTTGCGTAGAAGACGCCATGGCCGATTTGGCTGTGGTTTTCCACTGGGCGCCGGCCGACATGGACCGGCTGGACGTCCAGGACTTGATGGAATGGCGCGAGCGAGCGCGCAAGAGGAGCGGTAACAATGGCAAATGATCTGCGGCTGAAGGTGTTGCTGGACGCCGTGGACAAAGCCACCGCGCCGCTACGCCAGATCACTCAGGGCGGGCAGGATACCGCCCGCTCCCTCAAGGCTACCCGCGAGCGCCTCAAGGAACTCAACGCCCAGCAGAAGGACGTCAGCGCATGGCGTCAGCAGCACGCGCAGGCCCGCGAGACCGCCCAAGCGCTCGACGCTGCCCGGGCGAAGGTCAAGCAGATGGGCCAGGCGATGTCTGCAGTGGACGCTCCCACGAAGCAGATGACGGCCGAGTTTCAGGCGGCCATCAGGGCTACCAACGCACTCAAGCAGCAGCAAAAGGACGAGCAGGAGGCTTTGCGCGGGCTACAGCGGCAACTTGGCGCTGCAGGCATCGACACCCGTAAGCTCAACCAGCACAACTCCGCCCTGCGCCAGGAGATGGCGCAAACCAACCACACCATCGAGCAGCAGGAAGCGCGGCTCAAACAACTGGCGGTCGCCCAGCGCAAGGCAGCGCAGGCGAAGGCCAGGCTGGAGAAGGTCCAGGGACGAGCAGGCGCCATGGCCGGCGCCGGCGCAGCAGGGATCGCTGCAGGCGTCGGCATGGGCATGATCGGCGCGAGCATGGTGGCGCCTCAGATGGAGGTTGCGCACCAGGGCTCACTTATCGCCGCCCAGACGGGCGATTCGCCCGATCGCGCGGGGCAGTACGCCAAGATGGTGCGCAACATCCGCACTGACGGCCAAAGCACCGACATCGCCGAGATCGGCGAGGCAGTTGCTGCAGCCAAGAGCACGCTGGGCGCCCTTGGCAACGTAGGCGACCAGGAGTTGGACAGCGCTGCGCGCAAGGCCCTGGATCTGTCGAAGATCATGGGCATCGACGTCGCAGAGAGCATCCAGATGGTCGGGATCCTCATGAAGAACGGTCTGGCCAGCGACAGCGGCCAAGCGTTCGACCTGGTGGCAGCCGGCCTGCAGAAGGTCTCGACCCAGATGCGCGGCGAGATCCCCGAAATCCTCCACGAGTACTCGACCCACTTCCGCGGCATGGGCTTCAGTGGCTCCGAGGCGATGAGCCTCCTGGTCGATATGTCCAAGCAGGGCAAGTTCGCCCTGGACAAGACCGGTGACGCAATCAAGGAGTTCTCGATCCGCGGCTCGGATATGTCCAAGGCGAGCCAGGAGGCGTACTCATCGATCGGACTCAACGCCGGCAAGATGTCGACAGCGATCGCCAAGGGCGGCTCGGACGCCCGTCAGGCGCTGACGAAGACCGCCACGGCACTACTGCGAATCAAGGACCCGGCCGAGCGCGCTAACGCGGCCATCGCGCTGTTTGGTACGCCCGTTGAAGACCTTGCGATCGACCAGATCCCGGACTTCCTGAAAGCGCTGGCAGGCGGTACCACCGCCCTGGGCGACATTTCCGGCGCGGCCGACAAGATGGGTAAGACCTTCCGTGACAACCTGGGCGGCGACCTGGACAAGCTGACAGGCACCTGGAGTGCACTGATCGGCTCGCTCATGGATGGCCAAAACGGGCCGATGCGCGAGCTGGTGCAGACCATCACCGAGATCGTCGGTACCGCTCGCACCTGGATCGAGGCCAACCCCGAGCTGGCCGCCGGCATCGCCAAGGGCGCGGCAGTGGTCGCTGTCCTGGTCGCCGGCATGGGCGCACTGACCGTGGCCATGGCCAGCGTGCTCGGCCCCTTCGCCCTCGCGCAGTACGGCATGGCGATGTTCGCCGTGAAGGGCGGCACCTTGCTCCCGGTCGTGGGCCGACTCATCAGCGTGCTGTCTGGTGGCCTGCTGAGCGCGATCCGCGTCGTGTCCCTCGCTATGTGGGGCCTCGCCGCGAATCCCGTGGTACTGGCCATCGCCGCTGTGATCGCCGTTATGGCGGGCGCGGCCTACCTCATCTATCGCAACTGGGACCAGGTCAAGGCGTACTTCGCCACTGCCTGGAACGAGATCAAGGCCGGCTTCAGCGGGGGTATCGCCGGAATCCTCACCGTACTGGCCAACTTCAGCCCGGTCGGGCTGATCTATCAGGCATTCGCGGGCGTCCTGAGCTACCTGGGCATCGACATACCGGCACGGTTCACAGAGTTCGGCGGGATGATCGTCAGCGGCCTGATCAATGGCCTGACCGCGGGCCTTGGCCTGGTCAAGGACACCATCAGCAGCCTGGGCGACTCAACCATCGGCTGGTTCAAAGAGAAGCTGGGCATTCACAGCCCATCGAGGGTGTTCGCCGAACTGGGCGGGTTCACGACCGAAGGCCTGGCGCAGGGGCTCGATGCCGGTGCGAAAGAGCCACTGGACGCTGTCGCGCGGATGGGGCAGCAGTTGACCCAGGCCGGGGCGTTCGACCTCAAAGCGAACATGCCCCAGCTCGCCGGGGCACAGCCGTTGGTGGCCGATGCCACTTCGGGCATCACCATGGACAACCGCCCGCCGATCGGCGCCACGGCACCAGCCGTCAGCGACAGCCACGACATCATCAACATCAACATTCACCCCAGCCCGGGCATGGACCCTCAAGCGATCGCTCGGGCTGTCAGCGCTGAGCTGGACCGCCGTGACCGTGAGAAGTCCGCGAGCCGGCGCAGCAGCCTCACAGACTCGGAGTAACCCCACCATGATGGCAGCCCTAGGAATGTTCGTTTTCAGCCTCAGCACGCTGGCTTACCAGGAGCTGCAGCGGCAGACGGACTGGCGGCACGCTACCAGTAACCGGGTCGGCGCCCAGCCGGCGCGCCAGTTCGTCGGCCGAGGTGAGGACCAACTTACCTTGCCCGGCATTCTGCTCCCCGAGCTGGCCGGCAACCTGGTGAGCCTGGACGAGCTTCGCGGCATGGCGAACACCGGCAAGACCTGGCCCCTCGTCGACGGCACAGGCCGCATGCGCGGGCTGTATGTGATCGAGAGCCTCAGCGAGACCCAGACGCTGTTCTTCCAGGACGGTACACCGCGGCGGATCGACTTCAGCCTCACACTGAAGCGCACGGACGACGGCCGCGTCGACCTGGAGGAAGGCACCGGTAACCGCAACTCCCAAATCCTGAGGGCGGTACTGTGACCTACGAAGAACTGCGGGTCGCTGCACTCATTCGGGATGCCCGAGACAGTGCGGCCCCAGACTCCGCTTACCCTGTCCCTGCGTTCCGGCTAACCGTGGACGGCAACGACATTGCCAAGCTCGTCAGCCCGCGGCTGATGAGCCTGCAGCTCACCGACAACCGCGGCATCGAGGCGGACCAGTTCAACCTGAGCCTGAGCGACCACGACGGGCTGCTGGAGATCCCGCCGCGCGGCGCTGTGATCCTTCTATGGTTGGGCTGGAGCGACACCGGCCTGGTGTTCAAGGGCTCGTACACGGTCGATGAGACTGAACACAGCGGCGCGCCCGACGTGCTCAACATCCGCGCCCGATCAGCTGATCTCCGTGAGGGGCTCAAGACCAAGCGGGAACGGAGCTGGAATGGCACGACCCTCGCCAAGGTGCTGGGCGATATCGCCACCGCGAACAACTTGAAGCAGAGCATCACCCAGGCCGTTGGCGAGCGGGCCATAAGCCACCTGGACCAGGCCAACGAATCCGACGCCAACCTACTCACGCGCCTGGGACAGCTGCATGACTCCGTGATAACGGTGAAGTCCGGTACTCTCGTCTGCCTGCCGGCCGGTGGCGGCAAGACGCCAAGCGGCAAAGCACTCCCTCACATCACATTGACCAGGGCAGATGGCGATGGCCACCGCTTCCTGCAGGCCGATCGCGACAGCTTCGAGTCCGTCAAAGCCTACTTCTACGACGTCGGCAGCACGAAGAAGCAAGAGGTTGTGGCCGGCGCCGGGGACAAAGCCAAGGAGCTTCGCCATACCTACAGCGATCGGGAATCGGCGCTCCAGGCCGCACGATCCGAGTTGAAGCGGCTGCAACGGGGCAGTGCGACGCTCAGCTACAACTTGGCCAAGGGCCGAGCCGACCTCATCCCTGAGCTGACCTACAGCCTCCGCGGGGTCAAGGGCGAGATCGACGCTATCGTCTGGTACGGCGGGAAAGTCCAGCACAGCCTCACGGCTGACGGCGGTTACACCACGAGCTTGGAGCTGGAGAGCAAACTGCCGGACGATGAAGCCACCGAGGAGCCCAAGGCTACCGGCACCCCCACCTACACTGGCGTCACGGCGTTTTACCGTGACAAGGCCACCGGCAAAGAGACGTCAGTTGTGGCAGGTGAGTCGACGGAAACGAAGCGCATCACGCGGGTGTTCGACAACCAGGTCGCAGCGGCCAAGGCGGCCGATCGAGAGTGGAAGAAGTTGCAGGTGAAACAGAGCAGCTCATAAAAAAACCCGGCACGGATGCCGGGTTTCCACTACTGCTCCGTTACTCAGCCGACTTCGAAAGCACCTCCAAAATCCTCATCAAGTCTTCTTTTCCCTGCTCGTCCAGGTCGCGCAGAAGTTCGACAAAGAGGCGTTCCAACTGGGTAAGGCTTTCCATCATAGGTACTCCATTTCCATAGTCATATGCGGCATCTAAGACACCGCACAAAACTCAATGGAAAGTTGGAGAGTTCCCCAATATCACCTGCGGACTAAATAGGGGCGGCCATAAACCAGGTGCCCATCATGTCTGTTGACTTGACGCTCAACTTGACCTGTCCATAGGTTTGATCATTTCCCTTTAGCAGCTCAGGGAGCTTCTTGAATATGTCTCGAGAATCAGCGTCCGGCGTAGCTGCAGAGAGCGCAGCGCTGGCAATCAGCATGATTTCTAGGCCGGACATGGGCTTGCCATCACCGGCACCGATCAGCGTCACGTCGACCAGTTCGCCGGTTTCCTTGGACACTCCAGCAACCAAGGAGGCGTACGGGCCGAGGTTTGCTTTCAGAATGTTCTGGACTTCACCTTCGGTAATTTCGCTTGGATCAACTCGATAAGGTTTCTCATACTTCTCAAGAAGCTGGTTGATGCGTTGTGCGTAAGTGTCCGGCGTCATCCGCAAAGTTTTTATTTCAACTTTCGCGACGACGTTTTTCTGCTCAGGAGCGCTCGCCGCGTTTGCCTGCTCCGCCGACTTGCTTTCAACAATCCCCGTGGATACCGCAAGTGCGGCGACAAAAATCGCCATGAAACAACATGCGAAACTGCCCGCCACTTGCCTGGTTAGCCAGCCACGGCCGCGCTTTTTCATACGACCCGCGAGCCACCACCAAGTACCCACGCCAACGGCGAGGCACAAGACCCCAACCAAGTTATCCATACATCGTCCTCGACAATCGACCGGCCCCCATGGCCGGCAACAGCAATCCTTTCAGCTGATGACCATCAGCTGTTTGTTACTTCGATAAGCTCGACCTAGCAAATGCTTTAGCGGTTCGCCTAATAACGGCCTGATCGCTCTCGTCCATGGTTCGCAAGCACTCCACAAACTCGGTCTCCTCAGCGCTGAAGCTGGCAGACGGTTGCGGCGTCCTCGCCCCTGTAATCACGTACAAGACGTCGACACCCTGCTCCGCTGCAGCGGCCAAGTAATTGGCATCAGGGCTGCGGTCACCCTTTTCGTAGTTGTATTGGGTGTTTTTCGACGCCCCCGCGAGCGCAGCAAAGTCCGTCTGGTTCATACCCAGCCGCTCACGTTCTTCTTTCAGGCGTTCGCCAATTCCCACAAACGTCTCCATAGGCGATTGACATTCCCACGTACGAGGGAAATAATCGCCACAGCACCACACGAAACCACACGAAATCACACGAACCGAGACTATGCCCAACAGCTACCCCACCGAGCAAGCGTGCCAAGAGGCCCGCGCTCGTATCGCGCGACAAGGCATCTCAGCGAAGGAATGGGCCGAACAGCATGGCCTCAGCCCATCCACCGTCTACGCCGTCCTCAACGGACAGAAGAAGTGTCTTCGAGGCGAATCTCATCGAGCAGCCGTCCTGCTCGGCATCAAAGTCGGCGAAACAGAAAACTAGCCACCCTGGCCCAAGGAAGAAACCAGAACATGAAGACCCCCGTTCTAGAAACCCTGCGCCAGGTCGTAAGCGCTGTTGTCTGCGCGTATCCAGGCGGTCGAGAGTGTGCGGCTGCGCGCCTTGGCTATCAGTTGAAGCAGTTCGACAACCGCGTCTACGAGAATGCCGGCAGCCGCCCACTGAGCTACGACCAGATCCATCAGTTGGAGCAGGAAGTCGGCACCACCTACTTGCCCGAGTTCATCGCCCGCCTGTACGGAGGCATGTTCGTGCCCCTGACCAAAGCGGAGGAATTGGACAACGTGGAGCTGTTCCGGCGCTCGTTGAAAACCGACGCGAAGCTGGGGCACATCGACCAGCTCATCGCATCCTCAATTGAGGACGGCGTCATAGACGCATGTGAGGCACTGGCCATTATCCAGGCACTCACCCGTTATTTCGCGGCACGCACGGCAGAGGTAGCAGCAACCCTTCAGCTTTACGGCGCAGCAAGTGCCAGGGGGATGAAGTGAGCAGCGCCTACAAGCTCGTATGCCCCCACTGCAGCAGCAAGATGCGTATCCGCACAAGCGAAGGTACTCACATTTTCCTGCGGATCGCCTACCTGCAGTGCATGAACGAGGCCTGCGGCTTTGCTGTACGCGCTGAGTTCGAAATGACCCACGAAATGAGCCCCAGCGGCATGCCGAACCCATCAGTTCGTCTGCCTGTAGCGCCGATCGCCCTACGCCGCCAAGCCATGAAGTCCGCTGCTGCGGACAACCACCCCGACTTGCTGGACCAGCTCGACATGGAGGAAGCACACGCATGAACGCCGTTCCCCTGATCAACCACGAAACTGATTACCGAGCTGCCATGCAACAGGCTGCAGTTGCCTACCTGTTCCGACGTGAGTGCTTACACCTCTCGGGTGACGAGCAAGTCATGCGGATCTGCAGCCAATACCTCACCCATTCGCTAGAAGTCCCACTGCACCTGGTGCAGCGGATTACCGAGCTGGCCGTCGCTGAATTCGAGAGCAAGACCACCAAGCGGCTGCAAATGCTCGGAGTCTCGGCCTTGAGCGGGATTTTTCGACCGTCCTTGATTGTGCTCGACACGATCACGCAGCAGCGCCACCAAGTGCCCGCCCGCTACTTACCGCGGCGCATGGTTCAAACACGCGACATCTGAAACAACCCCGAATTAACCCCTTCCCGATGCCCCGTACTGCGTGGGTAAGGGGAAACTGCATTCAACTGGTGCCGATATGAGCAAGATCACCCTCCAAATAGAGCTGAATGAGCAACAGGCGAAGCACTACCTGGAATGGCTCAGCAGCCAATACAACCTCACCATGGCCGATGTCTGGTACTCCGATCGGTACCGCGATGTGCCAGCTGGTGAGCGTGGTCCGAAGGTGCTCGCCGATGTACCTCATCTCTTGGGCATCTGCCGCACTCGCAAGGAGCTTGAGAAACAGCTCAGCCCGGTAGCGGGGCGCGCGCTGTGACCACGACCCACCCAATGGAGAACCGGCTGCGAGAGGACGTTCTGCAGCGCCTGCAGCGTGATTTCGGCCTCAAGCACATGCCGGGCACCCAGTTCATGCGCAAGGGCAAATGCCCAGCGCACGGCTGTGGCCAGAACACGCTGTACACCTTCCACGATGCGCCATGGATGCTGATCTGCGGCCGGCCGGAAAAGTGCAACCACCGGGTGCACGTCAAGGACCTGTACGACGACCTGTTCAACGACTGGAGCAAACTCGCGCCGGCAACGGATGAGAATCCAACTGCCACCGCTCGTGCATACCTCGAATTCAACCGCGGCTTTCACGAGGAGTTGGTTAAAGGTTGGTACACGCAGGACACGTACTGGGACTCCAAGCATGGGTTCGGCAGCGCAACAGTCCGTTTCCCGCTCGACAAGGGTGGGTACTGGGAGCGCCTGATCGATCGGCCAAGCCGGTTCGGCAAGATGAAAGCGCGCTTTCGGCCAACCGGCGAAGGCAAGACAGGCTACAGCGGGGTCTGGTGGTGCCCGCCCGGCCTTGACCTGCTCCAGGTAGACGAGCTGTGGATCGTTGAGGGGATCTTCGACGCTATCGCCCTGCTGCATAACGGTGTGCATGCCGTATCGATGATGTCCAGTTCACCCCTTCCGGCTGAATCACTGAAGGATCTGCTGCGTAGCTGCCAGGAGGCAGACAAGCGCCCACCAAAATTGGTCTGGGCTCTGGACAATGAGCCTATCGCGAAAGCCAACACCCGCCGCTGGGCGAAGGAAGCCCGGGAAATGGGCTTCAAGTGCGACGCCGCGTTGGTTCCGCAGCCCGATAGCAAAAAGGTGGACTGGAACGACCTTCACCTTCGCTGGAAATACCTAGACGACGAAAAGCGCGACGACCAGGTGCAGGCCGATCTCAAGCGTGCCCGTCACGAAGGCGCCCTGCTGCTTGCAGAATCTCCAGAAGAGAAGGGGCTGCTCATGTACGACTGGCAGCCACGCAGCGAGTTTTCCTTCTCTTTTGCCAGCCGCCTCTACTGGTTCAAGTTCGACATGGTCCGGTTCGACAGAAAAATGCTCGAGCTGGAAAACCCGAAAGACCAGGAAGACATCACGCTGACCGACCGCCAGAAGCGGGATAAAGCCCTGCGCGACTCGGCATCTGTGGCCCGTATCGCCAACTGCTATTTCCAGGCGCTCTACAACATGCGCAACGAGCAGACGGACGAGGCCTGGTACTACTTCCGTATCGAGCGTCCCGGTAAGCCGGTGACCAAGAGCACCTTCACCGCAGCCCAACTCGCTTCGGCCCCAGAATTCACGAAGCGACTACTGAACGTGTCCAACGGCGGCTGGTACACCGGCAGCGCCACCCAGTTGATTCGGCTGCTTGAGCCGCAGATGGATGACCTTAAACAGGTCAACACCATCGACTGGATCGGCTACTCCAAGGAACACAAGACCTACGTGTTCAACGAGATCGCGATCTCGCAGGGCAACGTATACAAGCTCAACGAGGAGGACTTTTTCGACGTTGGCCCGCTGAGCATCAAGTCCCAGAGCATGTCGCCGAACCTGGTCATCAACACTGACCTGAATGCCTACAACGCAGGCTGGTTCGAAACGTTCTGGAAGTGCTTCGGGGTGCGCGGCACCGTTGTCCTGGTCTGGTGGCTGGCCTGCCTGCACGCCGAGCAGATCCGCCAGTTGCAAAAAACGCTGTGTTTCCTGGAGCTGGTCGGCGAAGGCGGCTCGGGCAAGTCCACCCTCATCGAGTTCCTATGGAAGCTCGTCGGCCGCATTGAGTACGAGGGCTTCGACCCCACCAAAGGTACCGCCGCCGGCCGTGCCCGCAACTTCTCGCAGGTGGCCAACCTTCCGGTGGTACTGATCGAGTCCGAGCGCGAGCAGCAGGACGGCGCGCCGGTCAAGCACTACGACTGGGACGAGATCAAAACCACCTATAACGGCCGCTCGGTGCGCTCGACCGGCGTCAAGAACAACGGCAACGAGACCCGCGAGCCGCCCTTCCGTGCCGGCGTGATGATCGCCCAGAACAACGCCGTGAACGCCTCCAACCCCATCTTGACCCGTATCGCCCAGGTACTGCTGAACAGCGAGCACCACACCCCAGAAACGAAGCTGTACGCCGAGGAGCTGGAGTGCATGCCGATGGAGAAAGTGAGCGGTTTTCTCATCAAGGCACTGCAAAAAGAGCCGGAGATCCTCCGCCTTCTGGAAGAAAAGACCAGGGGCTACGAGCAAGAGCTGCTGGCCATGCCGGAGATTCGCACGGTGCGGATCGCCAAGAACCATGCCCAGTTGCGCAGCATCGCCGATGGCCTTGCCCTAGTCATCCCGCTCGGTGAAGAGCGCAAAGCGTTGGTGCATCAAGAGCTGTGCCGGATGGCCGTACAGCGCCAGGAAACCATCAACGCCGATCACAAGATCGTTCGCGAGTTCTGGGACCTGTACGAATTCCTCAACGAGGACGGCGACGGCCTCAACCATTCCCGCAACAAGAGCCAGATCGCAGTGAACCTCAATGAGTTCGTGGAGAAGGCAGTTAACAAGCGGCAGCAGATGCCCGCACCTCTGGGCGAACTGAAGCGCCTGCTGAAGACCAGCAAGTCGCCCAAATTCGTCGAGACAAACAAGCCGGTCAACTCCGGCCGGCAGACGGACGCATTCAACAGCAGCAAAACCGTTCGGTGCTGGATCTTCCAGCCCTGACTGAATCGCCCGACGCTGCAACGCCGGGTCCAACTTCAAGGAGAAACGACGTGCACCACTACTACAAATCCGAAGCCGCCGACGTGGTGGCCACCGTCCAGGAGTTCTACTGCGCGAAAGAGGCGCTGAGCGAAAGCCTGGTTGAATTGGGGAAAGTATTTGGGGGCGCAATCGCCCCAATGCGCGATATCACCTCGCACTTCGCCGGCGGCGTGAAGCTCTCGGCCAGCCCTGAGCTGGATGTCCACTGGCGCCGCCCTGACGAGTTTGGCTACCGCTCCCTTCGCCACAAGGCGGTACCGCCGAAGGGCATTACGAAGGAGCAGCGCGCTGCGGTTCGGGCCAACCACGAGCATCTTTGGGAGCAGTGGAGAGCGCACTGCCCACCTCGTCTCGAAACCCATGATTACTGGGATCGGCTAAACGTGAACACGGGGAACCTGCTGCTCTGCGGTGGCATCCTTTTCGAACACCAGAACGTCGCCTACTTCGCCCTCGGTTTCGAGATCAACAAAGCCGACCATGAAGCGAACGTCTCAGCGGGCAAACCCACGTCCGGCTGGATCAATGGCGCCGTCGAGATCCTGCCCAGCGAATACGAGGCAGCACGCCTGGCGAGAACAGGAGCTGTGGCATGAGCAATGCTGATCTCGACAGCCTGAACATGGAGCTGGCCTTCCAGGCCTGGGCCGAGGATCGAGGCTATGACCTCAAGACCGGCACCGACGGCAACTTCACCAACATCGAGACGCGCGCGGCCTGGCTAGGCTTCGAAGCCGCCCATGGCCCAGCTGGCTGCATGTCCAGCGGGCAGCAGCTCTTTGCGCAGATAAAGGAATGCAGCGAATACGCCCACCAGACAGATCAGATGTTCCCGGTAAGCGTGGGTCAGCCAAGCCATGGTGACTACGCAGTGGTCGGCGGGCCGGGAGGGGTATACCGGCTGCGCGATGTAGACCTATTTGTCGTCACCAATGGCAAGCAAACCCAGCTCAAGTAAGCAGAAAGGAGGCGCCGAGGAGCTGCAACTCCCCGTCGCCGACCAACCCCAAGGAGAAACGACATGCAAGTAGAAACCCCCGAAGTCGGCGCCGAGAAGGCTACCACACACATTTTCAAGCAAGGCGACAAGGTGACGTTCACCGAGGTACGCCGTGGCGCGAAGTCCATCCGCTTCAGTGCCAAGGAGGCCACCGTTGTTCGCATTCTGGGCAGCACCGCGATCGTCAAATACCGCAATGGTCACAACGTCGCGATCCTGATTTCAGAGCTGACACCGGCCGGTGAACGTAACGCGCTGACACGCGCCCTGCTCGGGGAGGCGTCGGTATGAGCCAGCAGACTCGGCCACGTCTGGCCAGCCACTCGTTGGACCTGCCAAACCACTGCGATGTTTGCAATAAGGCCCGTTCCCACGGCAACCACCAGCGTTGCAGCCAGATCCGCCAGCAGCGTCAATCCGTGCTTTGGGAAGCCTACATGGCCAACGTCGAGGCCAAGCGCGCTCGGAAGGTACGCCGCCATGCTTGAGATCACTGTCAAGCCGATACTGGGCAGTTACAGCGCCCGAGCCTCTGGGCACAAGCTCACCGCAAGCCGGTCAGAAGGCCAGCTCCAGGCAGCTATGGCGCTGCTGCGCAAACTCGACCTCTGGGAAGGCCACCTGCAGGAGCAGGACGCCGTACACCTTCCGCAAGGTCACAAGCTTTTTCATTTCCACACTGCTGACGAGATCACCCCATGACGCTGACAATCCGAACTGCGGAGCGAGCAACGCGCCATGACCACCTGTAGCCAGAAACCCTGTGGGTCGATTCTAGTCGTTGGCAACGGTAAGCCAGCCGTATGATCGACCACCAGCAGCCAAGCACGGTCCTGACATTCCAGGACCTGCAGCACCTCACGGGTTACACCCGTCGGTCTGGAGTGGAGCAAGCCCTGCGAAAGCAGGGCATCCGCTGGTTCTGGGGGCGTCATGGCCCTTGGACCACAATTGACCTGGTCAACCAGGCCGGCGGCAAGACGCCGGCAACCGAGAAATATGACAGCGAGATCCTATGAGGCGGACCCGTAAACACAACCCGCACATCCCCGCGCACATTGATCAGGCCGCCATTCCGGCGGCCGTTTTTTTTGATCATCGCTGGGAGGGCGTCTGGTACACCTCCTGGCGTGATGAGGGCGGTAACCGCAAGCGGATGAACATCGCCGGCCGTACCGCAACGCTGGGCGATCTGCACCGGATCATGGAGGAAAGGAACGGCGTCGATCGGGAAAGCCTCAACCACCTGTGCAATGAGTTCCACTCCAGCGCTCAGTGCAAGCGACTCGCAAAGAAAACCCGCGACGATTACGAGTACTCCCGCAACGTGCTGCTGGCCATCCCAACCAAACTGCAGAAGCCACTGGGCGAACTTTCAGTGCGCAAGTTCACCTCGGCCCTGGTGCAGCGCCTGGTCGACCGGATCGCCGACGAGGGGACTCCCTCCAAGGCCGCGCATGTCCTTCGATACTTGCGACGGGTCATGCAGTGGGGCCGCAACCGCGGCTACCTGGAGATCAATGTCGCACTGGGCATCGAAGCGCCGGCCGAGCGCAAGCAGCGCCGCCTGCCGAATCCAAAGGTCATGGGCGAACTGATCTCACGGGCGCACGCCATGGGCCAACTCACGCGAGGCCAACCGGGGGCATGCCCTGCCTATCTGGGTTACGTCATGGAGCTGGCCTACCTCTGCCGCCTGCGCGGCATCGAGGCCGTCACCCTCACCGATGCGAACGAACTGGAGGACGGAGTCCAGACGAACCGGCGCAAGGGCAGCCGTGACAACGTTGTGTGCTGGACGCCCAGGCTCCGAGCTGCTTGGGAAGGGGCCAAGGCGTACAGACGCCGCGTATGGGCCAGTCAGTCCACCCCCATTCCAGCCGCAGCAGAGCGCCGCTTCATCATCGTCGCCGCCCACGGCGGACAACTGCAGAAGAGCAGTTTGGACAGCACCTGGCAGCGCTTCATAACCAGGGCAATCAAGGAGGGAGTCATCGCCGAGGAACACCGCTTCGCGCTGCATGACCTCAAGCGTCGCGGCATCACCGACACACCTGGCAATCGCAAGCAGAAGCAAGACGCCAGCGGCCACCGAGACGAAGCCATGCTCGATATATACGACTTCAGCCTACCCCGCGTATCCCCTTCCGCCGACTGA